CCATGATGCGAATTCGAGGCGGCGAATTCATGGGCGAGGTATTCTTGCTCCCGGGCCAACATCGCGGCTATCGCGGCATCTTTCAGGTGAGCGTCTTCACCCGTCCGAACATCGGCGCCAGTCGCGCTGAAACGCTGGCGCGCGAGCTGGACGAACTTTTCCCGGCGGCCCTGCGCATGCTGTCTGCCGGCCTGGTGGTACAGGTGCTGACACCGATGGCCACCAAGCCGCCGATTCAAGAAACCGACTGGTTCCATGTGCCGGTCGATTGCCGCTATGCGGCGGATGAATTCAAAGCATGACACCTGCAACGAAAGCACTGCATGAGGCCTTGCTGCGGCACCTGGAAGGGTGTTTGCGCGCATGGCGTAAATGGCTGGAAGCACAGCAGCCGCAGTAACAACTGAGCTAACTCAATCTCCCCTGCCACGGCAGAAGGGCCGCGCCGTCACTGGCCCCGCCTTTCGAGCGTCCCTCGCAGAAATCTCGCCGCCCTTGGGCGGTTTTTTCTTGCAAGAAAGGAACGCCACAATGGCCGCTCGACTCCCCGACGGTTCTACCGTCTCTCTCGCCACCACTTACGGTGCGGCAAAAACCATTACGTCCATCTCGAACGCCAATCCGGCGGTGGCCACGGCTGCCGCTCACGGCTTCGCAAACGGCGATCTGGTTGTGATCAACTCCGGCTGGCAGCGCCTGAACGACCGCGTTATCCGCGTGTCCGGCTCGGCTGCTGGCACCTTCAACGTTGAAGGCCAGGACACCACCTCGACCCAGTACTACCCGGCTGGCTCCAGCGCTGGCTCTGCCACTCCGATCAGCACCTGGACGCAGATCAGCCAGATTCTGGAATTCACCACCAGCGGCGGTGATCAGCAGTTCGCGAACTTCTCGTTTCTTGAAGAGGACTTCGAGCGCCAGCTGCCGACCATTACCAGCGCGCAGTCGATCACCATCGGCATCGCTGATGATCCGTCGCTGCCGGGCTACATCGCGCTTAAGGCCGCGTCCATGACGCGCGCTAACCGCGCCCTGCGCCTGACTCTACCCGATGGTTCGACCATCTTCTACAACGGCATTGTTTCTCTGAACGAGACGCCGACCCTGAGCAAGGGCCAGGTGATGCAGGTGCGCGCCACCTTCTCACTGCAATCGCGCCCGACCCGCTACTGATCGCAGTAGCGCCAGCAACCCGCTGTCCGAGCAATCGGCGGCGGGCTTTTTCATGCCCGGTCGGTCGCTCCGTCTCGGGTCTTTTTTGTTTTCAAGGACAACACAAATGGCGAAATTCAAGTTCGGCGCACCTCCCAAGACCTTCAAACGCAACATCAAGTTTGAGACGCTTGAAGGCGTCAAAGAAGACTTCGACGTGGTGTTCAACTTCCGGTCGCGCAAGGAAGCAGGGGTTCTGTTCGATGAAATGCTGTCTGCGGCCAAGGCGCGCGGAGCTGGCAAGGACAAGGACGACCTGACCATGACCGAGATCATGGAAGCGACCACGGGCGACAACAGCAAGTACCTGCTGAAAGCGCTTCACAGTTGGGAGCTTGAGCAGGACTTGAACGAGGCTAGCGCCGAGCGACTGGCGAACGAATGGCCCGGTGCAGCCAACGCCATCATGGAGGCGTACCGTACCGCCTGCCTTGAAGGCCGCTCGGGAAACTGAAAGCGCTCGCAAGGGCGCTCTACGAAAAGTCCGCGTCTGCCTCAGAACTGGCGGCGTGGGGCCTCAAAGCGTCGGACTTCGATCATGAATACGTCGAAGTCTGGCCTGAAACCGAGTTGGCCTATTCCACGTTCAGCCGCCTTGGCACGCAGTGGCGCGTGGGCGGCATGGGTTCTGCCACTGGCCTCGATTACACGGCGGTGCTGGCGTTCATCAGGACGCTGCGCCTGCCGCGTGAACAAGCCGACGAACTGTTTGAAGACATTCAGGTGATGGAAGCCGAAGCCTTGGCTGTGATGGCCGAGAACATGAAAGACAAGTGACCGCCTACGGGCCGCTGATCTCGGTTCCGTCAACCTTGTAGATAACCTGGACGCCAAGTGCTTCGCACAGCTTGCGGATTGTCTCGCCGCGCAGGTCGCGTTTGCCAGATTCAAAGCCAGTGATGGCGGCCTGAGTCACCCCGGAGCTAGGCTAGTCAAGGACTGTAAACAGTGGACAAGCATCGCGTGCGGTGCTTTCCAGTGGCGATAGTCACTATGCGGCAAGTCCCGGTAGGGCGGGGCTGGGCACTGCGCGGTAGAGCTTGGTATTGCCGGGCGAGGCTGGGCAGGCCACGGCAACTCAAGGGCTGACAACAGCCTCAAGCATCGCGTGCGGTGTTTGGGGATGCGGTAAGCATCTGAGGTCAAGGCGAGGTAAGGCAGGTCTTATCAAGCTGAGGCGTGGCTAGGTTTGACATGGGCCGTAAACGGCAGACAAGGGCAATCTTCGGGTTGCCCTTTTTCTTTGGAGAAACGGTTTATGGGAATGGCTGTACGCATGAACGTCGCTGCGTTTAAGGAGCAGCTACGCGCCGAGGTAGA